TTTGACCTATGCTCGCAGGTACAGCCTGATGTCTGCCTGTGGCATTGCACCTGAAGATGACGATGGCAACGCTGGCTCACGCCGCCAAGCGCCAGCAGCCAACCCGCTGGATGCTATCAAGCCACCAGCGCCAGCCACCCTGCCTTATACGCTGACGATACCTGGCAAAGAATCACGCCAGTACGCAGACTCAGATGCCTACACCAATGGCTCCATCGAATTGCGAGACAAGGTAGAGAAATCATCCTTGGCAACACGCACAAAAATGACTAAGCTTAGGGAACTCAAAGATGCCAACGAGGAACAGGTTAACAAGCTGAACCCTGAGCATAAAGCCAAGTTGCTTGGGGATTACCAACTGCGCCTAAAGAGACTGGGCGCACAACTTGAGGAGAAAGACGATGGAGATGGAGGACTGGAATAAATTAGATGAAGAGTACAGGAAGTATTGTCAGCAGTGTCAAACCGCTGGCAAACCCCCTGTAGACTTTCACACTTGGTTGCTTGGTGATGATTAAGCCAAAGCAGACATAGCGTTATCGGTGCGGGAAATGCGGTCTTTAAGGCCGTGTGTCCCGCCACTTTATAAAGTTAATTAAGCTTGCAACCCATTAAGATATTGAGTCTTGCCTGCCACCTTAACAGCAGTCAATTCCTGTTTCTTAAGGTTATTGGGGTCATACGACACATGAACCCAACCTGAGTCAGGCACACCCTGTGTGTAGAATTCCAAGATTAACTGTGTATAGTCAAGATTGTCCATAATCCATTGGGCGAGATCAGCATTGGCAACACCAGCAATCTCAATGTCTGCTGCTTGTCCTTTGCAATGGTCTGAAGTCTTAGACCCGCCAACGGCAGCATTGGACTCAGGGCTACGATAACCTGAGTTAACAGTCACAGACTTACCAAAGTGGTCACGCACTGGCTGAAGCACCTTTTCACACAAAGTCTTTAGATTGTCAATAGTTTCCTCATCAGGTGTATTGTCGATACCAAGACGAGTGGCGGTGTCAGATTTTGTTAGTTCTTTCAAAGAAAAATTGGCAGATAAGTTCATTTATTTAACCTTTCGTTGTAAAAATTGATGGATTATGGGTAGAAGCTGTCACAAATGAGAGATAGGATTTTACTTGGCAATAGTGCCATAACCAAGGGGAATATCATGTACAAGATTGAGATAAACATTGCAGAGTGGGAATTTGGAGATGACTCAGTGACTATTGAGACAGATGATTTTGAGAAGATTGCAATCATCCAAGAATTCATCGAATTCCAGCAGTTGCATGGCTGGTGTGTTGATTATGACGTTACCGAAGAATACGAATACAACCAGTGCGATGAAGAAGTCAGCGAAGACGAAGTTGACGAAGACGAAACCTATGAAGACGAAGAATCCGAAGAATTCGAAATCGGAGAGATCGTAGAAGACGAAGATGGCTTAGTCTGGGTTCGTGTGTCATAATTCAGGTGCAGTTGTTACTTGCAGGGGGGTCTTAGGACTCCCCTTTTTTTATTCAATATCGTGATCTGCTTCCACATCTCTAGCTAACTGTCGCCAATCCAAACTACGTCTATACAATGTATATACACGCTCGTCAGTTAAAGGTTCAGATCGGCGGTTAAGTCTGTCATTTGCTTGCGCCAAAGCAATTTGCGTTTCATGCAGAATGTTATGCAATTCTTTAATCTCTGCTCTTAGATAAGCAACAAGGTCATACGTCATATACCTTACCCCTAAACTCAACTTGACCTTCAGCCCACTTATGGACTAACTCAGGCCAAAGCAATTTGCCTTCATGGAACGTGAGTACCGCAAACCCTGACCTCCAGTTAGTTGGCGAGTCTTCCAAGTAGTTCATGAATTGAGGGCCATCAGGTTCTGCTAACGTACCTGTATCAACGCCAAATCTGTTTCCGTTGTAGTCGGCGTAGGGAGTTACCTTGAGGCTGTGCAAATGCCCAGTCACCATCGATTTCCCGCTCGCCGAGGCATTCGCATGGGTGGCATGGACTCCCCCCTTCCACCTATGCTTTACCACTACATCATCTGTCGGCCAGCAGCTCCAGCATGGCTCCCATGTTGGGAAGTGGTCTTTCAGCGAAAACCCTTTCACAAATTCATATTGAGGTGCATTAGCAGCAAGTCTGTTCTCAAAACGTGCGTCATGGTTTCCCAATGTCCACACCAGCTTGGCATTGTGTCGTGCTTTCTTGGCAGTATCCTCAATCTCACCTAAAGCAATCTCGCAAGCCTTTAGCTCTTGAACTACGGATGGTGTCGAATCGAAGCCGTGCCTCTCGAATCGTGACACGCTTGCGCCATCAAATACATCTCCATTGGCAATGACAGCCTTTGGCTGAAACTCTTTAATTGCCCAAAGAAGTCCCTTGTACGCTGTCGTATGGATGCCAGGCCAGAAGTGAGCATCACTAAACACCAAAACAACGCCATTCTCAATCCCCAATAATTTACGGAATGAATTTTCTTTAATGGTTTGATTCTTATTATTCTTTGATTTTAGTGTCTCGCCGTACTTGGCTTCTAAATTGTTTTTGCGCCTAATGATATTTCGCATATCCATGCCAACAGCTTTTGCAAATGCACTGGCAGATTCATAAGTTTTCCAAAGTTCAATAAACTCTTGATCGCTGTAAACAGTTTTACCCATGGCAACTCCAGTGAAGTTGCCTAAAATTAAACTAAATCAATGACAACAGCGTGAATATTAACGTGTTTTATTCAAAGTTTGGTAGACAGTGTTGTAAGCATCAATACAAGCATTCAGTTGTCTGATGGCTTTGTCTCCGTCATCTGTGATGGCGACAAGAGCTTGAGCAGTCTGTCCGTCAAGTTCGGCTCCTGCTTGAACGCTATCTCTGGCGGGAGCGGTGGCATCTGTGGCGGTTGGTACGGCGCACTCGGTGGCTTTGGTAGGAATGAACAGCTTGCGTTTGCCAGAATCAAGATCAGACTTGAGATTCGCAATGCGTTTGGATGCTTCATCGTTTTGTTTCCTTAATTTGGCAGCAGTCTGTTGTGCGTCTGCTTGTAACTTCTGTTCTGTCTCTCTTGCCTTAGCATTCAGTGCGGCTATCTCAAGTTGCTGGCGATCAAACTCATCTGCACTTCCCTTGAAATATCCGCTTGTGCCTGCGCCAAGAACAGCCAGGACGATACCCAGCAATACCCATGGATTAAATAAACTCATGGCTTTGGGGGTTCATCGTTGTCAATGGCTTCAGCTTTGGCGCTGGCATTAGCAATCGCCTTAACACCAGAACGACCAGCAACACCACCAAGTACACCAGTAATAAACACCATGATGGTGCTAATCTGTTGTGTATACACCTTGTCAATTGCCGCCATACTGCCGTTCATTGGCTGTTGTACAAATGATACAGAGTATAAGAACATACCCATAGAAGCCAACAGAATGGTCACCAAGACCACGATAACAAATGCCCATACCCTGACTTCAATCTCATCAGAACTAAGGCGATTATTAGGTTTGTATCCAATGGTAGGCATCACTTTTTCTCCTCTGGTTTAACTAACATATCGGGACAAGTACCACTAGCGGTACAGATTGGGGGCTTGCATTCAGCACTAGACCAATTCAATGGGTCTTGGCAAGGGTAGCGGTAGCGATCATCACAGCCAGCAAGAACTACTAGCAGTACAGACAAAAACCAAATCTCATATACATTCATTTGTCTTTCTCCCTTTGCTTTTGCTCAATTTGTCTTCTCAACTTCTCGACTTTTTCAAGCTGTTGCTTGACTTCATTCTTTGCTTCCAAGATGTCCACATATAGCAATGCCCCCATTGGCAGTAGGAGTGCAATCAATATACAAGCAGCTACCCATCCCACTATGTCTTCCTTAACTGACTGACGAACAGGAGCCACAGCCACAGGTAAAGGAGGAATATAGTAGTCGCTGCTAGGTACGCTAGTTTTAGCTGGAAGTTTCTTTCCTCTTCCTTGCGTTGCCATAGTTCCTGCCTCTTCTTTGCCTCTTCCTTTAACCTTGCTTGGGTTTGCTCCTCTTCAATCTTGTCCTTCATGCTGAAAACTTCGCTATACAGAGCGCCCATTTCGGGAGGTGATTGGTAGACCATACACTCTCTGATCTGTACCACCAAGTTGTCCATCTCTTGCTGGGCCATCACTCGCTTGAGCGCAGCCTCCATCAAATTCTGATCAGGGTCGTAGACTGATTTGCTTTTTTCTTCCTCTTCCCTTATGTGCGCCGCTAGTTGTTCTTGGAGTCTGAAGAATTGCGTGAGGTTAGAAACAATGTCAACCTTGACTTGAGTCTCGTCAACAGCGACATAGTCTGACTTCTTAGATTTGCCAGCAGGCTTTGCAGCTTGGGGCTTTGGCTTGCTACCAAAG